TGCCAAACAAACGAACAAAAGCATCTTTATTCTTCTCTAAATAAGCAAATGGATTCTGGTTGTCTAACATCTTTGTAACCATAGCGTTTTGAACCGCTAAAGTTGTGTTAGTTTGGTCATCAGGAGACAGTCTCTTTAAATCATTAAAGAATTTTGTCTGATAACCTTTACCAGTAGAGCCAAGCATACGACTTGTAATGGAATCAACACCACCAGTTTCGTAGTTCGACAAGAATGAATCGCCTAAACGAATCCTTTCGGCTTTTGATGCATCATCAATAGCAACCCGTTCAGCAGAAAGAACATTTGCTCTATTTGCGGCATCGTCAAGCCTTGATTTGAGTGCAGGTAGTTGAGCAAGAATATCACTGTAACCACCATTGTTACTTGTCTTTGAAATCAAAGAATTAAGTTTTATTGGATCAATGTAACCATCTTTGTCTAGAGCAGAGTTGTATAGCTTAGACATGACTGCTTTTTCAGCCAATGGCATACCTTCATCACCAGCAACCTTTAAAAACTGCGTCATTGCTGTAGGACTGTTTGCCAACTGAGGAGCAATTCTTTCTGCATACTCTTGAGCGCCAATTTTTTGTATTGCATCAGCATCTTTGAATGGAATACCTACCTTATTGTAGTAATCCAAATCAAGTTGCGACATTGCTTCACCAAAAGTAGATTTTCCACCACGGAAGTTAACATTGATGTCGCCACTAGAGTTTTGAACTTGATTTAAAGCATCGTCTACACGCTGTTGCAACAAGATAAGTTTATCCTTGGTTGCAGGGTTTTTAATAGTACGAATGTCAGCCGCTACACGCCTCTTTAAAGAGTCTAGGCTTGTAATATCCAAACCAATAGATAAGTCTGGAGGAGCAAGGCCTGGCACAGATGGCAGAGTTGTATCAAGTTGGTTTTGTTTTCTTAATCTTGAAAACTCTCCTGATTGCTTCTGAACAAGTTTTAACAAGTCTGATTGGCGACCCCAAGGATCTTGCATGAACAAATCTTTAGCAGTATTCAATAAAACTTGTGTCTGGTCAGCAGGTAAGATTGCACCAAGTTTAGATGCTTGAGTTATTACACTCTCATACTCTGGTTTAAGAGCGTTTCTAGCCGCAGTTTCTTGAGCTAAAACAATATTTTGAATTGGTTTGCCAAGATCAATTGGAGTAATATTGCCAGCTAAATTTAAGGATTGAGTTAACTTTGCTTGTTGATCAGCAAGAGCCGACAAGCGTTTTGTGTAATCAATTTCAACTTTCCCAATTTGGGAAGATGCCATTGGTATATCACCACTAGGCTTTGGGAACAATTCAGTTGCTTTAGTACGAACAGCAGTCTGCAAATCTTTGTAAATTACTTCTAAGTCCTGTGCAATCTTTGCATCTTTAGTTGCTAAATCTTTTAAGCCTTTTTCCAAAATTCTATTGTCAACAGCTCCCGCAGCCAAGATGTCAGGTTGACCACCAACAAAAGCAATCTTTTTACGAATGTCTTCTAATCGGTTTTGTAAGTTTGGATCGGCTTGTAGTGCTCGTTTGATCAAATCTTGAGCCTGAGAAGTTCCTTCAACACCAGCTAAATCTTCAACATTAAAGTCTTTAAGATTAACTTTATTTTTGGCTTCTGCCATCAACCCAACACCTTTAGCACCACCAGCACCTGATGCCAAAGCAAACAAAATACCGCCCGTGACTTGACCAGTTGTGCCACCTATTTGTTTACCAACTTCACCGCCAAATTCACCACCAGTACTGGCAAGACCGCCAGCTACTACATTTGTTAAAAGACCAAGTTTTGTAGCTGGGCCTATACCAAGTAAGTTTAATGGGTCAGACATTCCTCTCACTGTTGCACCAAGATACCTTTGCGCTCCAGTTGCGGGTCTAGTTGTTGTGTCTACACCAAATTGCTGTTGTATTTGCTCTGAAGTCATTCCTTGTCTGTCTAGTTCAGCACCAGGAATTTTTCTACCAGAAATTGCTTGGAAAAGTTCTGGTATTCCAGAGCCAGCAAATCGTGGATTTGGCCCTTGATAGCCACTAACACCAGCGGCAATGGTTGCTGGAGTATCTGTTAAGCCTCTTTGCAACTCAACACCTAAATATTCACCCATGCTAGACGCTGGACGAGCTGAAGGGCCACCAACCAATCCTCTACCAGCACCTGCACCTTCTGGGCGTAGTCGTCTAGCTATCTCAGCTAATCTTTGAGCATCTTCAACATTGCCCTCTGCATCGGCTCTACGCAAGGCTTCAATTGCTTGTTCATAAGTTGCCATTAGTTTTTCTCCTTAGCAGGATACTTTTTTAACAACTCTTCATCGCTTTGAGTTGTTGTTGCAGGTGGAGTTTCACCTTTTTTAACAAGTTTAAATTGAGCAAGTTGTTTATCAATGCTTTCTAAAGCAAATTTGTAATTTGGAGTGTCTTCATAACCATACTCAGTTACACTTTCTTGCAATTTTTTCTTGCGTTCTAGTAAAGCGCCACGATAAACAGCAATAGCAAATTGTTGCGCTTGTTCTTTTTTAACTTCTGTAGCTCTACCAGTAAAGAATTTATTTACATCCGATGCCAACCGATTATCTAAACCGCCTGTTCTTGCAAAAGTTTGAATATCTAAGTTAGACAAACTACTGTCTTTGCCAATAAAAGCCGATAAAGCTTTAGGTAATGCTGCCGCTGAAATATCATTCGATGTTGCATTGTTAATAATGCCAATAAGTTTTGGCCCTTCAGACAAAATTCTTGATGTATCTTGCATTATTGGATCTTTACTTAAGACATTTTGAGTAAAGTCCATCCAATCTTTTGCTTTAACAGGTTGACCAGGCAATCTTATGTCCATTGTTTTTGTATCAACACTACCTGTATATGGTTTGCGAACTTGTTTGCCATCTGCTGTAACATCAAGAACAAATTGCTCATCTTTATTAGGATCATAATAAACAACTTGTTTTTTACCTTCTGCTGCAACACCAATTTTTGTAGGTGTTTTTCCAACTGGTTCAGGTTTACTCGTAAATTCTTCTAATTTAGCATAATAAGCATCTGTGAATGCAGGAGAACCTTCTGGGCCAGCTCGTAATGCAAAGTCTCTAGCATTCTTCTGAGCTGGAGTAGTCAAATCAGGTTTCTCTTGGCTAATCAAACTCTGTAATGTTGTTTGATAAATTTGGTTGTATTGAGGAGTGCCTGGTTCTGCAACACTTCTTGCATAAGCCGCAGCATTTCTTTCCTGTGGAGTCATTTTTTCAGCAGTACGCTGTGCCGCCAATGCCCTCTCACTTTCAGCCTTACGATAAACATCAGCAAGCATCATTGCTCCCTGTCCATCACCAGCCTGTTGCAACATCTCTACACCTCTAGCAATAGATCTTGGATCAGCATAGTTAATCTGTCCTGAAATCTGTTGTCTAGCAGTAATACGGGCTAGTTCAGGATCTTCACCACCTAAACCACGAGCAACAGCACCACCAAGCATATTAGCCCCACGACTAATGGCATAGTTTGCCTGTTGGAAAGGAGTAAGTTGAGCATATTGCAATGCTTGTTGATCAGCACGAGCCTGTTGGCTTTGTTGATACATTTCAGGTGTTACACCGAATAAAGATTGGACGATTTCTGCCATGATTTACTCCTTAAAGGAAAGCGCCTAAGTCTCGATTGTTATAAGCTAAACCAGTTCCAAATCCAGAGCCGCCCAATGCTGTTTGTGAAAATGCCGCTTGTGCGCCACTAGTATTCATGTTCATGTTTCTAAATGCAGGGTTCTGTGAGAATCCTGTTAATGCTGTTGCAAAGGGGTTATAGGCATTAGCCGCATAGTTGCTTTGAGCCGCACCCATACCACCACCATACAGAGCATTAGCTCCTGTTGGATTGGCGATCTTAGAGCCAATTCCAGAGCCAATATCAAGTGCTTGTTGACCAAGACCCTCTAGACTTGTAGCACCTTGCAGATAGGCTTGGTAAGGGCCAAGAGCTGCGGCCTGTAAAGCATAATTTTGATTGCCTAAATTGCCACCAGTGCGGTACAAATCTGCGCCAAATAAAGTCTGTTGTTGTCCAGCTTGAATTGCTTGATCTGCTATTTGTGCATCTTGTTGGGCAATAGCGTTGTAATACGCTTCCATTTCAGGATTAGCGGCTCTCAATCCCTCGCCACCGCCAGGACGCAAACCAGTACCACCCACAGCTAAACCAGTGCGACCAGTATTAAATAAGTTGGTCTGCAACTGTCCATATTGACGCTCACGGCTTGGAGCTAATAGATTCTGCTTACTGAGCATGTACTTTTCTGCCGCTTGCTCTGGAGATTCAGCAAGATACTGTTGTCCAAGATTAAACAAGCCTTGAGCAGCGCCTTGCAATGGAGCAAACTGCTGTTGTGCTTGTTCTGCTTGTGTCAGACCACCTTCTGCTAAACCCATGAATCGGTTTTGCATACCTCTTAAAGCAGGGTCTAAAGAGTAATTAGCACCAGAAACACGACCAGTTTTAGGGTCAAACTGAAAATCAGATTGACCAAATCTTGTGGTAATGCCAACAGGACGAAACCTTGCCTCTTCAGCCGCTAATTTAGCCGCTTCAGCTTTAGCCGCTGCTTCCGCTTGTGCCGCTTTCTTAGCAGAACGTCCACCTAACAAACCACCCAATAAAGAAGCACCTGCTTGTATATATGGCATATCAAACTCCAATCAAAATATCGTCCACTTTTGACGGATCTTTCTCGTCAGTGGCGTGAATACAAAACCAAACACAATCTGTCAACGCTTTAACACCATGCGTCAAACCCGCTTTAATCTCGATGCAAGCTGGCGCTTCAACAACCTCTACATCTTCACCCTTCATCACTGCAACCTTACCTTTTGCCAAGATAGATAGGTGGCTAAAGTCGTGAACGTGCTTCAGAATGGCTGTGCCTTCGCTAAACTGCGACTCTTTGGCATATAGACCATCACTAAAGTGGTGAGTGATCATGCTGTACGCTTCCACATCGCAACAGCAATGTATGGCGGTAGGTTGGCGTTAGTACCAGATGAACCAGCAGAGGCAACTGTTGTGGCAACAGTAACGCCAGTAGATACACTTGCAGTATTGGTAACAACACTTATGTTAGCGCCACCCCCGCCATAGGCGTATGTTCCTGTACCTGTTTCTGTAAGGAAGTTTCCAGAAGATGCTCCATGTTGGTGTGTTGGATCAGTAACTGTTGATGTAGCTGTGTGTGTGTGACTTACAGTAATAGCATCCTTACTACCACCTGTTTCTTCCAATGTGTCAAATAGGGCATCGCTACCATTCAAGCCGACCATAACTCGACCAGCACCGAAGGCTGTCCAAGTGCCAAATCCTAACAAAGTCGCAGGGTTTGTTGAAACACCAGCATTGATGTAAATAGAGCCTACAGGATATAAAGCCGCCATCGTAGCTGCTACTGCGGCAGTGACAAAAGCAGTAGTCGCCAATTGAGTGGTGTTTGTTCCGCTAGATGCTGTAGGCGCTGCTGGAGTTCCAGTAAATGTAGGAGATGCTAAATCAGCCTTAGTTGCAATGGCAACTGAGATATTGACAAACTCAGTATTGATCTCAGTACCCTTGACAATCTTGAGTGGATCACCAGAAGGAAGTGAGTCTTTCGTAGCGAAATTAGTGGATTGTGTATAGTTTGACAAGTTATTCTCCTAGTTTCATATCTTCAATCATGACATTTTCCCGTCTTTAGATTGAATTTCAATGCGCTGTATAGATAAAGCAGAACCATTGATGTTTGCTTCATATCCAGTTTGTACAATTTTACCGCTACCACTTGCTGAAACACTTAATGTTTGTAAAGCAACACCATTAGAGTACTCTGCAATGTTGTATTCACCAATTCCATACTCATAAATTCCTTGTGTTGGAATTAACGAATTAGCAGACAAATAGTTGGTACTAAAATCAAAACCCCATTTAATCGTTACAAACTGGTTAGTTCCACCAATAACAATAACTTTTAGACGCTTCAACAATGATGTAACATTGGCATTTCCAAGATCAGCATGGTTTGTGTAGTACTGCATCCGATAAGCAGATGTATAGTCTTGATATGTACTGTACTTACCAATATATCCATTCTTGCCAATCAGAACATCACCATTTCTACGAGATAACAATGCAGTTGGCTCAATCGAATTCCAAGTTGTGACCCTGAAAGAACCATCTTGCAATTGAACCCTAGTGTCAAAGCAATACACTTCTTTAACAGTAGGCAATGTCAACAGATAGAAAGCCTCTGTCTCTGAATAAACAGTCTTAATATTGGCAAGTGTCTCACTACCAACAATAGACATGAAGTCACTTCGAATGTTCTTAGACAAGTCGCCAATAGGAGCAGACTTCTCAATAATCGTTCTTGCAAATGATCTAACACCAGAGTTAGACAAGAACAGAATATCCTTACCTGTACTCTGAATAGAATCTCTAGCAATACATCCAATACCGCCAACAGTGTCACTTAGAGACATTGTAGAAGGGGTAGTAGCGTTGGCATACACAAGAATCTGACGCTTACCAAAGATGATTAAGAAGCCATTGTGCGCTGCCAAACCTGTGATTTCATCAGCACCATTAGGCCAAACTCTATCAATATTCAAAGTACCAGATGTTCCTGTACTCCAAATATGACCAGCTAAAAGATCAGAGAAACCTACAGTTACATTGTCAGTAGTAGTATCAGCCGCCCACAAACGACCAAAGGCAGAGATAACAATGTTCGCAGAAGGAACAGTCCCTACATAACCAGTTTTTTCACTAACTCTGCGATAAGTAGTTGTACTTACAGCAGGGTCAAATATCAAAGGATCATGCCCAACTTGGAAGAAATAAGTAATTCCATTGAGTGAGGCACATGACCAATTACTCGCAGTGATGGTAGGAGCAGAACCACCCCCCCCATAGGTCAATTCAGAAACAGCATTTGAGCCATCTAGCTTGAATAACTTGTTATTACCTGCAAACAGAATTGTAAGAGTTCCATCAGATTGAACTAACTCATGGATAACGCCAACATTATTAGCACCAAGATCGCCAGAGGATGAATTAACCCTTGCCCAACCCTTACGAGAACCAATACGACCGTATTGATCAATGATGCAGTTAGTTGCAACCAAAGCAAAACCAGCCGCTAAATCAAGCGGAGAGTCTTGTGTATTCAGACCAAAGAAGCCTGGCGCTGAGATACTTGCTGTTTGGAGTGGCTGGCTCATATTGCTATAAATTCTTGAGCCTCTGGATAACGTGTGCCTTCCAAGGCAATGTAATCAGCAAGCATAGAACGATACAGTTGATAGGCTTCAGAGGAGTTCAAACCACCATCTTCACCACGCTCTACCAAGGCTCTAGCATAGGCATTCTGAACAACCAGAACATCAGGAACTAAAACATTGGTGCTGTCAGAGGAGAGAGGTGCTTGTGGGACAGTCAAAGCAAATGGAATCGTGTAAACGCCATCAGGACGGGCATAGAGAACTACTTTAGTGTCTCCATTGCCATCTACACCATCAAACGCATAGAACTCAGGAATACCGCTAATAGCGGGTACTAGGTTCTGAAACCTGTTCATTTGAACAAAGCTGATGTTCTGCAAACCAACATTGGCTGTGGTGTTCAGAGCATCCATCACTTGAAACTTTTGACCAACACCTGTCATCGAGTAGATGTAAGTGCCGCCAGTGGTTGTGATAGTCACTGTTTGACCAAGAACATTCCATGCGTAAGAGTCTTCAATCTGACGCTTGGCATCATTGACAAACTTGCCAATCAAAGTGGAATATGCGGTTTGTGTAACTGTAGATACTTGCGTCTCACGCAAACGGATCAGTACATCATTGACTAATTGTAGATAGGTCATTGTCTTGATGCTCCATAAATCTCGAATGTATTGGTGGAAGACATAGATGAACCAGCTTCAGGTGTGATTCTTACTTGATCACCTTCTTCTAAAACAACATAAGCGCCACCATCAAATCTGAGATATTGAGTAGCAGCAATCTGATAAGCATCAACTACATAAATCTCTGCATTAGCACTTGAGTCATACCACCAAACGCTTACTGTTTTGTTGTTGCCAGTATGATTGGCGATATAGCAAAGATTCCATAAAGCATAGTAACCAGTAGGCACTGTATAGACTGTTGTCTTAGTCCCTGCTGTTAAGTTAGTGCCTATAGATATTGGTCTCATTTGTTCCTCTTAGAAATCGCTTTAGCCTTAGCTTTAGCGTCTTCCTTGGACGATGCACCCCAAGCTCTAAGAGAAAGTAAAAGTCGGGTAGGCTTTCCATCTTTCATCTCAGCGCCAGGCATATTGCCCATTCGTGCTAAAAAGGATGCCCTACGAGGGTTGTCTCCCGACTTAACAGGAGCTTTTAAATTGCCACCTGTTTCTGCATTATACGATGCTCTCCCCTTGGCATTCAAGCCACCTTTGGGATTTTTACCAGCTTTTGTTTGCCAAGCAGGAGATTTCATTTCTTCACCTTTTTAGGAGGTGTGTGGGTAAGATTGCGGCTCGTAGATGTGTGCTTTGCACCCGTCATCAACATACCACCTTCTTTGTGGACAGGCCCTTTGTAGACCTTTCCATTGGGTAGATAGTGTGTAGCTGTCTTGCTCATGACTTAACCTTTTTAGCGGTCTTAGCCGCAGCCTTAAATGCCGCCTCTGTAGGAGCACCCTTAGAGCCAACCTTACGCATCTTTTCCTTAGAACCAGCCTTGATGCGATCTTGCTTGGCTTTGATATTGGCGTATAGACTCATTTGCCACGACCAGATTTCTTCATCATGTTAGTAGCAGTACGACCACCACGGGTAGGCATAGGGCGAGGTTTACCAACTGCAACCATTACAGTCACAGGCATGGTCTTAGCCTTTTTAGGCATCTTAGAACTGGTCATCTTGGCTTTTCCGTACATGATTTCACCTTACTATTTTGGTTGCAATAAAAGAAATGATGCCGCCAACAACGGAGGCAATCGCCATTCCCACAAACATACCACCCTTAGACTTATTAGCCATCTCTAAGAGGGCTTTGATGTCTTCACGCATAGCATGAACTTCTGTTTGTAGAGCCTCAACTTGGGCTTCTAACTTGCCAAATTCTCTTGGATCAATATCAGACATTTGCTACTTTCTTTGGCCTACCTAGCTTCTTTACAGGAGTAGGAGGTGCTAAAACCATAGGTTTCTCGTATGTTTCTACTTGTGCTTCATCAATACGAACATAACCTGCATGACCCTTCATGCTATCAATATCATGTTGATGGACAAATGTTACTGTCTGTCCACTTGTTAAACAACGAAATGTAGCCATAAATACTCCATTAAAAAGGGGGTTTTTAGCCCCCTTTTACTTACACCATACGAGCTACAACAACACGGAGTGTTGAAGAAGCCAAGTCTGCTGTAGATCCAGACTCATTCTGAATACGGAACTTGACTGTGTTTGCGGCAGAAACATAACCTGTTACTGTCAAACCAACCAAATCCACACCCAAAGATGCGCCAATGACCATATCACCCAAAGCAACGCCTGGGATTGTGATGTCGTCAGTCTCGCCAGCGCCATCGACCAATGATCCAGCGTCCAAAGTAGCACGAACTACCCATGTATCGCTGAAAAGGCCACGGAACTGATCGTTACCTCTACGAACTGTTACTGCTGATGCGGTTGCCATAATAAAACTCCTAATTAAGTTAAAAAAGTCCCCCCACCACTAGGATGAGGGGCGCAACTGCAATTAGGCTGGAACTGCCAAAGCAAATGCTCCAGAAGCGTTAGCAGCAGAGCTTGTGGCACTTGTACGCAGAGCTTTCACGCCATAAAGGGTGTCAGCAGTGAACAATGTACCGAGGTACTCTTGCTTGTACTGAGTCTGTGAACGGATGCCCAACTGCTCAACCAACACCATAGAGTCTTTGTGACCCATCAAGCAGATACGGTCAGCGCCAGAGTTACCAGCACCAGTATCAGCATTAGATGAAGCAAAAACAGCCATACCGTAGAGCTGACCAATTTCACCATTGCGGATTGCATCACCGTTGCCGATGAATGCTTGCTCAGTGTAACGAGCCAAACCCATCAAAGTGTTACGGCTTGATGGAGGAATCAGGAAGAAACGACCGTCCATAGGAATGTCGTTGTCGTCCAGACGCTGAATGGTGCGGCGAATAGCGGCATCAGTCAAAGCGGCAGCGTTTGAAGATGTGCTGTTGTAAGCAGTAGTACCATCAGAACCAATGAAGGCTTTGGTGGTTGTATTGCTAGTAGCATAGTCATCAGTACCGACAGTAGCACCATTGAAAGCACGACCCAAACGAACCAAGTCAGTGTCAATACGACGAGCCAAAGCATAACCAGCGTCTTCTGTGTAGAAAGAACGCAGTGATGTCAGGGCTTGAACTTCAACGATGTCCTCGATCAAACGTGAGTATTCATAGTGGTTGTTGATCAACACTTGAATGTTGGTGTCGCTCTCTGCAATCAGAGTAACGGCATCAGTAGCGGCTTTCAAAGAAGCAGAGCCACGGGCTGGGCTAGGGATGTTAACAGTGTCACCCTTTTTGCCTTTGAAAGACATCTTCTTGACCAAATTAGCCAAAACGAGGTTCTTTTTATAGGCGGCAACAATTTCATCACTCCAAATTTCTGGAATGAAGTTAGCTGCGGAGGTAGTGGTTACACTGTTTGTTGGGGAAAATGCGGTATTTGCCATGATTAAATTTCCTAAGTTAAATTATCGAACACGACCTTCAGAATAGGCTTGCATGATTTCATCACTTAATGCCTCATATCTAGAAGGATCTGTCATCTTGAGACGAATTAGGTCAGTCCGTCTGTAAACTCTCTTTGAACTCTCTCCAGAGCCACCTACATCAACTTGTGCGGCTTTCATGCTTTTTGTCCTCTGAGCGTTACCCGCTTGTTCAGACTCTTTAGCCTTAATACCACGAAGTTGTTTAAAGGTAGACAACAACTCATTAGCCGAATCATAGTCAAAATCACCATCAGCCTTTGCATACAGTCCCAAACGTACAGGTGAGGATTTCACCCAATTTTGGAACTCAGAATCATTGACTACTTGAGAGTAATCAGGATGATCTTGCGCTAACTTCTGTTGAATTTGCATCCTTTTGAACTCTTGACCAGCTTGTCTAGCCGCGAGTACGTCTGGATGTCTATCAATCGTATTTTGAACTGCTTTTTGAGGGTTCTCAAAAAAGTCAACTTCAGGTTCTTCCTCTTTGATATGCTGTTGTTTAGAACTAAGGTTCTGCTTTAGCAACTCATCAGCTAGTTTACGGACTTCACCGACCTCTTGTGCCTGTTTACCAATGAGCTTTTCAGCCTCTTGGTGCATCCGTACGACCTCCTCTAAACTTTTAGCCCTGTATTTCTCAGGAAGTTCGGATTTAGTTTCTTCTACTTCAAGTTCGCCTAGCGGCTCAGATTCATTGTCAATCAACATATTTATGTTCCTGCCAAAATGGTTGTAGGATAATCAACTCGGCTTAATGCTTATGAGTTGGCTTTGCGCTCCGCTTTCAACTTATCAGTGTGTTTAGCCTCAAACCGCCCATAAGAGGACGGGAAGTGACCAGACCAACCTTCTAAGTTGAATTTTGGTGCGCTTACGACACGATGAGCTACCCCACCGCATCCACACTGAATACTGTTGACCTCATAAATCACCAGAGCCTCAGTGCGCTGCCCGCAATTGCAAGCAAATTCAAACATTCTTTTCATTC